TTACAGGTTAACAGCCTGTCACTCTACCAAACTGAGTTATAGAAGCGGGTTGGGTGAACACGTTTAGTTGTGCACCATTTATTTTTTGAAAATTGATAGTGGAGTTTTCTTGTCTGTAGGTAGGAAAGAAGAAGTTGGCTTAAATTTATCTGAAACGATTAAGTTTTTTTTGAATAGTTCTGACCGAGTACCAAAGCGTTCCATTTTGTTTTAGTACTAGTACTAAAGAAAATTATTTTAGTTGGAGAACGCGAGACCGCCCATACCAGACTGGATGCGCAGCACGTTGTAGTTCACCGCGAACATATTGAGGGTGCGGTGAGCCGACGGAGTGCCGGCCTTGGTCGTGACGGACACCTGTGCGTTGTCAATGCGCGAAAAGTTGCACGTGCCGGTTGGCTGGTGCTCCTCGGGCTTGAGGGCAAAAGAGTAAGAGTAGATGCCGGGGTACGGGTTGCCGCTGTGGTGGTTGTAGGGCTGGATCTGGTTGAAGTACTTGCCGTCCTGCTCCTTGAAGCGGTCCTGGCCGTTGAGGATGAGCTTGAAGTTTGACACGACACCGACCGAGGCAGTCGTCGTCACGGCCCCTTCCTCAGTCCAAGAGTACTTAGAAGCACCAGACTCTACGTTACCAGTCATCAGCTGCGGCACACCCGAAGCCGTGCCCAGGCTGCTGAGGCAGACGGCAGTGTTGGAGATCCCGGACGCCGGGGCAACACTCGCGGCGTCGGACTCGAGAACAACGGTGTTAGACAGGGCGGCGTTGGAGGTGAAGTTCCACATACCCGCGTTGGAGGAGCTAGACTGGGACACGCACCACACCAGCTCCTTGACTGGGTGGTTGTAGGACAGACGGATCTGCTTGGCCGTACCGGCATCCAGGCTGTCCGTACCAGTGTGCTGCACCTGCTCGATGAGGTATTCGTGACCCTTCTGGGCGAAGCGGCGGCGCTCCTCAGTGTCGAGATACACGTAGTTGCCCCACACCTTGAAGCCGCTGTTGATGTTGATATAGTCGGCGATGGTGCTGGAAAGATCAAAGTCCAGACGGACCTCGTGGTACTGCAGAGCAATCAGGGGCAGATACAGACCCGGGTTGCGGTTGAAGAAGAAGAGCAGCGGCAGGTAGACCTTGCCCTCCGCATCCGTGGAGTTGGTCGTCATCTTGGCGTACTGGCTGCGCTTGCACTCGTCAAGGCACAGCTCCGAATACAGACGCCACCACTTCTGGTACTGCTTGTCAATGCGCTGACCACCGATGGTCAGCTCAACGTCGGTGATGGCACGCTCCGCCGCCCAGCAGCCGGATAGGACACTGAGGTCACCGGCGCGGGAGTCCAGCACATTGGTGGTCATCTCCATGTACATATCGCCTATGAGGTCACCATTGCGGGCAATGGTGACGGACACGCGACCATTGTTGGCTACCGAGCCATTCAGGGTCTGCTCGATGTTCTCCATCGCGAAGTTGGTGTGGCGTTTGTACACCGCCTGGAAGAAAGTCACCTTGGGGTTACCCGTGAGGTAGACGTCCTGGGCACCGTAAGCTACAAGTTGCATAAGACCACCAGCCATTTTTTTTTAAAGATTTGTGTACTATAGTCCAAACATTTTTATTTCGGATGACCTGACACGCAGCACCGCGGAAAAAAAAAAAATTTATTTTTCAAATGTACTTTTAACAAATTATGTCAACCCGCGCCAGCAGCTCTTCATCTAAAAAGCGTCAGCCACCCCCGCCTGATCCCGATGACCTTGACGAGGACCTCCTGAGCGATGAGGATCTCGAAGATGAGGACGACCTCGACTTTATCGACCCGAGTATGCTCCTCCAGTCTCTCCTGAGTACTGAAGACGGGAGTGACACTATCTGCACCGCCCTGGTAAAAATCCACGCCCAGCTGGAGGTTCACAACAAGATTATGGTCAAGTTGCTATCGCATCTGACGACGACGTCCGCGGCAGCCAAGAAGGTGGCAGAAGAAAAATCCAGTTAGAAAAATCTAGCGTTATACTACTACAACCAAAAGGAAAAAATGGACGAACAGTCCGCAGATTCACGTCTCGAACTACTCAAAACCCAGGTCAGTGAATTCACTGATGAAGAGCTTCTGTTTCACATTACCGAGCTCGAAATAAAATGGCGTTTGAATAGTAAAGGTGATAAACGTGTACCACTCACGAATGGATTCATTCAATTTTTCAGCGAGGAGCAATTATCGAACGCCGACGGTCTCCCCGAAACGATTGACCTCGAGACAATATTTGAACAACACCGACGGAAGCAGACTGCGCTAAGCGGCCTGTATCATCGAGCAGAGACCCTGGAGATTTCGGACAAGGTGACTCTGGACATCAATGACATCGAACTTCAAATATCTGACCGAATTAACCGCCTGATTGATATGGTTGATGATGCCTTTGAGACTGTGTTTAGGTATTCTCGGCAGTACGATCGTATCAACAACCCGACAGCGATTCTTGCTGGGAGTGACAGTATGCATTCGCTGTTCATTGGTTCGACCATCAAGTTGGATGACATCAGTTCGTACCAACAGTTGCTTCTGTCGATGCTCAACGAGACCTACATCAAGAACCTCAGGCGATACAAAGGACAGTGCTGCAAACAGATTATCGCACCAGAAGGACACAATTCCAAAGCCTGGAAGCCGGTGATGCCTGTTGCAGATTTTGTTTACAGCGTGGCACAGAAGGAGACGCGCTTCGGGGTGTGGAGCAACCTGACTGCCAAAGGCAACTCAGCGAGGGACTGTATCAAGCATCTCACTGAGTGCAAGGATATGCAGTTCCCTGAGATTGTCAAGGACCGTCACTATTGGTCATTCACCAACGGTGTATTTTCGAGTAAGATTTTGGTGACCGGGACGGAGCGGGAGTATAAGTGTGAGTTTTACCCGTACAAGAGTGATGCCTTCAGCCGGCTAGACCCGCTCATCGTGTCGTCAAAGTATTTCGACAAGGAGTTTGTTGATTTCAGTCACAAAAAGGACTGGTGGGACATCCCGACCCCGCATTTTCAGGGGATTATGGACTACCAGAATTTCTCCGATGACGTCGCCAAATGGATGTACGTGATGGGCGGTAGGTTGTGTTTTGACGTCGGCGAGCTGGACAGTTGGCAGATTATTCCTTTCCTCAAGGGTATCGCGCGGTCCGGTAAGTCAACAGTCATCACCAAAGTCTTCAAGAAGTTCTACGAGTCCGATGACGTCCGGACACTGTCCAACAACATCGAACGCAAGTTTGGTTTGGGAAGCATTTACGATGGATTTATGTTCATTGCGCCTGAAGTCAAAGGTGACCTATGCTTAGAGCAAGCCGAGTTCCAGTCGCTGGTCAGCGGGGAGGACCTTTCGTTGGCCATCAAGCACGAGAAAGCAAAGTCCTTGGAGTGGAAGACACCTGGAATTTTGGGTGGCAACGAAGTGCCAAACTGGAAGGACAACTCCGGAAGTGTCCTCCGCCGAATGCTGCCGTGGAATTTCGGGAAGCAGGTCAAAGAAGCCGACCCACAACTCGATGAAAAGCTGGACGCCGAACTGCCCATCATCCTGCAGAAATGCATCAGAGCCTACCTTGAGTACTCCTACAAGTACAACAACAAAGACATATGGAACGTCGTCCCCAAATACTTCAAGACCATCCAGAACCAGGTGGCGATGGTGACCAACAGTCTGCAGAACTTCTTGGCGTCCGAGAAGGTCAAGCTCGGGAAGGACCTTTGTGTTCCCCAAAAGGTGTTTGTCCGCATCTTCAATCAGCACTGTATGGAAAACAATTTGGGAAAAGCGCGATTCAATCAAGACTTTTACGCCGGTCCATTCAGTTCACGCGATTTGGATGTCGTCACGGAAGAAAGGACCTACAACGGCGAGATGTTGTCCAGACAACCTTTCATCATCGGTGCTGATGTAGTGAATGATGACGCGTTCCCAGCAATTTCAACCGACCATTGAGTTTTTTTTTTCTCTCGGTAAAAAATAAATGAAAATCAATACAATCCATACCGCTTTTATAGTCAATGCGCTTTTGGCAGCTGCAATAAGCGCACTCGTCTTGGAGACCCGTCTCCAGTGGAAAGACAAACAACCCGTCCCAGTCAAGACGTTTACACTGACCTTGATAGTCAACCTACTAATGTTTTACGCATTTACTGTCGTGATTGGTAACAGTTTGGGACGATCAATGTTTGGATGAGAGAAAAAAATAAAATAAAATGTTTGTTCATAAAATAAAAGACTATGATTAAACGAGGATTTTATGAACAACTATTGGCGAACTCGAACAATGAGAATGAATTGGAAGCAAATCTGCGGTCCAATCTCCAGAAAGCCCGAAACCTTCTGAAAGAGCAAATTGACACTGGTGGTGGTTTGACCCAAAACCGACTGCGTAAAAAACAAGAGCTGTCACAGCTGAAGGTCAGTCTGTTCAATGTGACTGGTGACGGAAACAAAACAACCGGGACTGCACTTTACAACCTGGCGAAAGGCTTCACGGATTTTTCAAAACGCGTGGTCGGTGGTGGTCGCTACACGATGAAGGTCGTCAAAGTCAAAGGTGTCCTTCAGGGTTTCGTGTCGGCTTTTGAGATTACCAGTGAGTACGGTTTCATAGAAAAATATAAGACGAAGA